AAAATGAGGTATATTTTTTCGGCTATTCTTATGTACTATATCACAAAACAATTCTATGAATACATCTTTAGCTGTACTGGTACAAAATCCTTCAATCATTACATATTAATTTCGTTTGATTCATGGTATAAATTAAACCAATCTATCGTATAATCAATGCCCTTAAATTCTTCAAACCAAGGACCGCCTTCGGTAAAATGTATATTCTTTGGATTAGGATGATATTCATATTCGCCTACTAACCAGTTCCATTCTAATGGCAGTTCACCAATTAGATTATCACTCTCTAACCATTTAAATTGATGTAGTTCTAAACCTGAAGCTGAATTAACATAGTCTGGTGTTAATGCACTACACTTAGCACAATTCATTAACATAAAACTAGACCAATTCTTTTTCTCGTATTTTGTTTGTACCTGATTTAAGAATTTTGTTTCTGTTTTAGGTACATAATCATGTTTACAAACTTGTACGGCATACTTGTCATCTCTTAGTCGCCATAGTTCTGCAATATCAGACATCATTAACATATCACAATCCATAAACAATGCCCAACCTCTATAGTTCATAAGGTGTGGTATAATAAATCTACTAAAACTAAATTCAGTTGAAGAAATTGCGTTTCTTTCTCTTACAAAATCATCTTTGATATTAGGTAAATAGATAGGTGTAATAGCAACTGGTTTTGTACTGCGTTTTAATATACTATACGATAAAGTATTATACGCCACTTTTTCTTTGCTGTCGTATCCAATAAAGACATTAATCATTATACTCTCGCTTCCGGACTTCTTAATAGTTGTTTTCTCTTAGGCCCCTTAATATGGTCGTATATAGTCCCTAATACTGACCGTGCCTGTACATGACCTGGTTTTCCGTCACCAATATTATGATTTTTTACACCATTACTTTCAAATGCTTTTCGTACATGGTCCCAAATATAACTATCATGCTTTTCTGTTAGTTGATAGAGTTCATCACTATCATACATTCTTTTCATTTCTCTAGCGTAAGTCTTGGTAGATTTATGTTGCATATTAAAATATAAGAAACCACATTCACTATAATGATTACCTCTACCTAGGTAGCACATCATTGTATCATTTCTGTGTAGATGTTCTTTTACCCACTCTACATCTATTGGCTTATAAAATACACTATCTGCGTCTATGCAAATGACACCATCATAATCTTCATTATGAATTAATTGGTCTGTGTAAGCATAAACTTTATATGAAAATCTAACTGCGTCTTGTAAGAAACCATCAGGTGTATCTGGCACTTCTCTTTGTTTGTTACGATTAACAAACTCTTCACAACTAGGTATTTCATCAAAGGTACTTCTTACTACAATTCTTTGATTAGGCACTTCTAACATATCTTCACTATAAACAATCAAATCAAATGGCCAATTATAAGTGTCAAAAAACTTATGACCATATTGTTTATAGAGTTTCTTATTTAATGTTGTAACTACGCCTATGTTCATCTTGTAAATATAGTTTCTTTACGCATATTGCCTCTTCTTATATAACCAATCGTACTCATAATATCTACCACTTCATCATGGTATTTTATTTCGTCTGGATTTCTAAGAGGTAATTCTAAACATACAACAGCGTCATGTTCATTTAATAGTTCTAAACCGCCTGATACAATTTCTTTTTCGTGTGCTTGGCAATCTACTTTAATAAAGTCAATGTTCTTACCTTCAAATTGTTTAAGGTAATCATCTAACATAACCACATCTGTAGTTGATTTCTTTAATTGTTCTGGTTTAAGTTTTCTTTTTGTATTACCATTTTCAACACCACTACTTACTAAACTTACATTACCACTTTCATCTGGTGATTGAAATAATGTGGCACCTTTTTCTTGGTGGTCTGATAAGGCAACTTCTTCTAATGTCCAGTTTTTCTTACCTGTCAAGTTTCTTTTGTAACATTCAATATTGTGTGGATGTGGTTCAAATGAAATAACTTCATTAAACTTATCGCATAGGTCAACTGACCAAAAACCAATATTACCACCAATATCTAAGGCAGTTCTAAAGTTCTTAACAAAACCTAATGCATAATCTCTTGTATCTTTTTGGTATTCCCACTTGCCGTTGTATTCTTTCAACATCTTTTCGTAGTGGTTATCCCAATCAGGTAGATACCAACCTTTAACTAAATGTAATATCATATTCTTTCCTCTGTTGGCCAACTATCTTTCCACATAAATGTTTGGTGTACTATCTTAATTTTTTCTTCTTCACTATTAACAAATATGCCTTCAATCAAATCGTAACCGTTTTCTTTAGCCCATAGTAACCTTTTATTGCCAGTATGACAGGCCAAACCGGTTACACCTTCTGGCCATTTTGCACCTCTGTTCCAATAATGTTCTTTGTCTGTAACTAATATTGGATATAACATACCTACTTTAGATATACTTTCTCTAAATTTAGGCATTCTTTTCTGCAACCAATCAATGTGAGGAAATAAACCCACCTCGTTTACATTGAAATTGATGGTATCGAAACCTTCTATTTTATTTTTTGCCTGTAAAATCTTCATAACCACACTTTGCTATAAAATAACTATCTGCAATATCTGATACAGGATTGCCGACCTTTTCAGTATCAAAAATCTTTTTCAAATCAATACCAGTTTCTTTTACAAACGCTTCATAAACCATGTCTTTGTCTGCGTTACCTTTTCCTGTAGCGAATTTCTTAACCACCGTAGGTACACAAGTTTCATATGCAAGTTTATATTCGGATAATATCCTGTATTTGAGAATTCCACAATTTTCGGCAATTTGAAATAGCCCTTGGCCTTTTGAGCCAAAGGAGTAACCTTCAATAAAAATTTGTGGAGACTTAATTTTAGATAGAATATCCAAAACGAAATTTGAAATGTGAGTAAATCTTTCAATTGGGTCATCATATTCTTCATGTTCATATCCTATAATGTTTTTACTCATTTGGCCAATATACTTCTTCTTATTGGTCAAGTAGTAAAAATTTAGTTTATCATTTTCAATTACACAAACAGCAGGACTTGTTAAACTATAATCAATTCCAACTATCGTCCTGTTCTTCAGCGACTTCATACTCTTCCTCTTCTAAGACTTCATGCCCACAAAATGGACATGTCAATGGAAGATTATCTTGTTCTTCCATATTCCATGTTATGGTATATTTAGTCTCGCAATCGGAACAGGTTTTTTTCTCTTTAGTCAGCATTACAATTTAAACTTCTTAAATTGGTCTTTCTTAACATCTTGTTTAATACCACCAATAACATAGGACTCAATTTCTGTTTCTTGTGGTGCGTTTTGTGTACCCTTTGAATTCAACCAATGGTCTACCCACGGTAAAGGATTTGTTTTTTGTTCGTACTTCGGTGTTAGACCTATTGCTTTCATTCTTCGATTGGCCATATATTCTACAAACTGGTGTAATAGTTTTTCTGATAAACCAATCATACTTCCTTTGGAAAATAGATATGTTGCCCAACGCTTCTCCTCTTGTACAGCTTCGTCATACATCTTATAGACATCTTCTTCACACTCTTTGATAATTTTAACAACATCTTTATCGTCACCTCTATTCCAATTATTGATAATAGTTTGTGACATTGCAAGGTGTTGACTTTCATCTCTAGCAATGAATGAAATAATCTTAGCAGAACCTTCTAAAAGTTTTAATTCACCAAATGCAAATGAACAAGCAAATGATACATAGAACCTTAGTCCTTCTAAAATGTTTACGGTTACCATTGCAAGATACATTTTCTTTTTAAGTTCTTGTAAATCAACACTCTCTGGTTTCAAGTGCCATTTGTAACCCATTTCAATAAGGTCGTCATAAGTTTTAGTTACACTTGCAGCTCTTCGTTCAATTCTTTCGTCTTCAATGATAGTATCAAATACTTCACCTGGATTTGAATACAAGTTCTTAATAATGTATGTGTAACTTCTACTATGAATAGTCTCAATAAAGTCCCAAGTAACAATACAACCTTCAATTTCAGGTAGTGATACAAACGGTAAAAAGGCCAAACATGGTCCTCTACCTTGTACACTATCTAACATAGTCTGGTATTTTAAGTTACTTGTAAAGATAAACTTTTGTTGTTCACTTAATTCATGGTAATCGTTTCTATCTTTCTGTAAAGATATCTCTTCAGGTCGCCAAAAGTAACCTAGTTGTTGTTGATTGAGTTTATCAAAGATAGGATATTTCATATCATCATATCTTTGTACCTGTAAATCAGGTCCAAAAAACATTGGTTGTTTAGTAAAGTCTAAACCCTTATCTTTGTTAAATACACTTCTTGCCATTTTTTATTTACCCTCTTTTAAATCATAAAAATATTTGTCGTCATCACCCGCTGTCCACTTTAATTCGCTTTCTACACTATATTCTACGGTGGACACTTTAAAGTCAGGTTGCACCAACTCACTTGGTGTTAAAGACTTATCGTAAAATATAACTCTATTGTTAGGTTGAGCCGCAAAATGGCCATTCTCTAACTTTAGAATATTAAATGACTTATGTTGTGATGGTATTTCACTATAAGTCACATTTCGTTCTATATTGGTTGAGTTACAATTATCTATTGTAAACATATACCAACCATGATACCACTTCTTTTCAGGCGATAGATATTTAACTCTATTTCCGGTCATCATTGCTTTTTCAACAATGGCGATATCGTAACTAAAACAATCCCACAACTGCAATTCTGTTAGTGGTAGGTTGCCTTCGTAATTCTTTTTCCACACAAATGCGGAAATAGGTAGTTTGTCATATAACGCACCATACTCAGGTAAGTATGTTTCAAAATACAATGCTCTGCCTTGTATAGACTTTGCCGTTACCCAAACACCTTCAACTAATTCACCATGGCCTTTTTCGCCATCATAAAGGTACTCTTTTTTGACAAACACATCTACATGAGGCGTATTTACGCATAAAAATGCCATAACACTCCTTTAAATTGTACAACTATCGCAATTTTCTTCATCTTGCAATACAGCTGCTGGTTGGTCCTCAACATTATCTTTCCAACCAACTGGATGTGCTGGTTCATCAATATCTTTCTTAGCGTCATATGTATTCTGATAATAAGAAGTCTTCCAACCATACTTGTAGGTTGTCAATAAGTCTTGTGCCAATACTGATACAGGCACCTCATTATCTTCATAATTTTCAGGATTATATGACCAATTACCAGAAATAGACTGGTCAAAGTATTTCTGCATTACTGCAACGATATTTATATATCCCTCATTTGACTTCATATCCCACAATAAAGTATAAAAATTCTTCAATCTAGGATAATCAGGTACAACTTGTTTTAATGTACCTTTTTTAGATTTCTTAACTGATAGGTAATCTCTAGGTGGTTCAATGCCGTTTGTAGCATTAGAAACCACACTAGAGGATTCTGATGGCATTTGAGCAGAGAGTGTGCTATGTCTTAGCCCATGTTTTTTAATTTCTTTCCTTAAATCTTCCCAATCGTATTTGAGATTAGGTTTAACTAACTCATCTACTTCTTTTTTGTAGGTGTCAATAGGAAGAATACCATCAGAATATTTTGTTCTATTAAAGTATTCACAAGGACCTTTTTCTTCAGCAAGTTCATTTGAAGCTGCTAATAGATAATATTGGAATGCCTCAGTTAATTCATCAACTAACTTCCATGCTTGTTTGTCAGCATAACTTACTTTGTTCTTTGCTAGATAATGTGCAAGACCAATGTAACCAATACCTAGTGACCTTCTTGCCTTAGTAGATACTTCGGCAGCCTTAACAGGATATTTTTGATGGTCAATAATCTCATCTAAACTTCTTACTGCTAAATCACATAATGGTTCTAATTCTTCTAAATGACTAATCTTACCAACATTGATTGCACTTAAAATACACAATGCAATTTCACCTTCACCATCAATGTGTTGAATAGGGTCAGTTGGTAGTGTAATTTCTTGGCATAGATTTGACATATAAACTCTATCTTTGAAACTAGAATGAGTATTACAATGGTCGATATTCATAATATAGATACGACCTGTTTCTGCTCGTTCTTTTAACATAGAAAAGATTATGTTTTGTGCGTTAACTTTCTTTTTATCAACACTTGTTTTTCTTTCTGCTGTAAGATATAATTCGTCAAACGCCTCCGTGCCCCAAGCCTCATAGAGCTCAGGAACCTCATGTGGTGAAAAGAGCGTGATGTCTTCATCATTGATAAATCTTTCATAGAAAAGTTTTGATAACTGAATTGAATAATCCAGTTTTCTTACTCGGTTGTCTTCCGTGCCTTTGTTGTTTTTGAGAACCAATATGTCCTCAATCTCTTTATGCCAAATTGGGAAGTGAACCGTAGCGGAGCCTCCACGAACACCATTTTGAGTACAGCACTTAACCGTTGCCTCGAATTTTTTGAGAAACGGTATAACTCCCGTATGTTGTACCTCGCCTCCTCGAATTCTGGAATTGATTCCTCTAATCCTACCAGCGTTAATGCCAATTCCAGCCCTTTGTGCAACATAATTGCCAATAGCCATATCACTACTGAAAATAGATGGAAGAGTATCATCAATATCAACCAAAACGCAACTAGCATACTGGCGAATAGGTGTTCTAACGCCGGCCATAACCGGTGTTGGAATATTGATTTTAAACTTCGAAATGGCGTCATAATACTTTTTAACATAACTCATCCTTTTAGTCTTGTCATACCCTTTAAAGATAGTAGCAGAAATCAGCATGTACATAAACTGAGGAGTTTCGAACACTTGACCATTGCTTCTGTCTTGTACAAGGTACTTGTCAATTACTTGTCTTAAACCAGCATAGGTGAAATCATAATCTCTTTCATGGTCTAGCCAGTTCTCCATTCTATCGAAATCTTTTTTGTCGTACCAATTTAAGATTTCCGGGTCATACACACCTTTATCAACGCCAGCTTTAACATGCGTGTAAATATGTGGATGGTCCCAAAGTTTACCAATAACTTGTTTTCTCAGTCCAAACAATAATAGTCTGGCTGCGACATACTGGTAATTCGGTGCTTCTAATGTGATTAAGTCTGAAGCAGACTTGATTAGAATTTGTTGGATTTCATCTGTGGAAATACCGTCATAGAATTGTAATCCTGAATTCATTTCAACTTGTGAAGAAGATACATTTTTAATGTCTTCACATGCATACTCTACCATTTCATGGATTTTTTCAATGTTAAGAGGTTCTAGTCCTCTTCCGTTTCTTTTCTTTACTTTAATTTCGCTATTATCTACCATTATCCCCTCAACATTTCTTGTAGTAATTTAATTTAGTTACTGCTTCTAACCCGGCAAAAGTGTTATTACTTATAATAGCACTAATTTCTGCTTTAGTTTTTCCTGTCAGTATCAGGTCGTTTACATCTTTAGATTGAATTTCTTGTGGCCAAATCATAATATTATATCCTTCGTCAATCACTTTCTCCATTCTACTTACTATCTCTTTATTTCTTGGCTCGTTATCAAATATATAGGTCACTTGACTAGCTGGAACTCTATCAAATTTTAAATCTGCACCAGCACAAGCGATACTATTATCAACAAACATACTATCAATAGGTCCTTCAACTATGTGTATATGTTGTTGAAGATTTAATCTTTCTAAGCCATATATTTTTGGTTTATCTTCATCTAACTTAATTGTTAAATACTTTGGTTGTTCTTTACCAAACGCTCTGCCTTGTAACGCAAAGATTACACCTGTCTCATCATAAAAAGGTATAATAAGTCTAGGATGTTCTCCTTTTGTGTGTGTGAATGTGTTTGGTTTGATTTTATTCACATACTGCATAAATTTATCACACAAATACAACTTATCATAGAATGAAGTAGGTATCTTTCTATTCTCTACATATTGTCTAACTGGATGGTCTCCAATTAGCGTGGAGACAGATTTAAGACCAGATAGTACATTGACCTCAAACTTTACAGGTTTGAAGTCAAATGATGGTTTTTGCGTGGAAGGGGCGGAGCCTTTATATCGTTCTAAGAGGTAATTCTCATACATCTTAGGATCCATGAATTTTAGAAAATTCTGTAATGATTGGCCTTCACCACAATTGTGGCATTTGAAGAACATATCATTCTTTTGTCGATAAAAGTAAGCTCTCGCCTTTGTTTTCGATTTTTGACTATCACCACAATGAGGACAACGAAAGTTGAATAGGTAATCACCTTTCTTCTTAAATTGTTCTAACCGTGACGATATATCAGATACGAATTTTAAATCAATATAAGTTGACATAGCACATCCATAATAATATTAATACAATATACTCTATTTTCATTCAATTGTCAATGCTGGTTTGAGCGACTTTCCAACAAGGAAATTAGCCGGCGGTCTTCCGGCGCTGTTTTTTTAACCGTTTTCGTCCAGTTTGGACTAGCTCATCATCTGTAGGATTGTAGCAAAATTCTTAGATAGTATGAAACCAACAACTATGGCACCACCCATAATAATCCATCTGTATTTCTCTAGTATACCAACTCTGGCCCCAATGTCAAGCTTAATTGATTTAATTTCGTTTAGAAGTCGTCTTTCTACAGAGGCCATTTCTTGTTTGAAATGCTGTTGAAGCATATCAATCTCATTGGCTCTTTCTTTTAATTTGTCAAAAATAATTTCGTCTATTTGTTCTTGTCGGTTAATCTTCTCTTCGTGTACAGCTAACATAGATTTAATAGAAGTTGATACATCAGTCAACTTTTCAATTGCCGTATCTAACCGACTATTGAGGTGATTTACACTCTCTACATCTTTTCGGAGTCCTTCTATTTGGACCTTTATATCTGTTGTACCGTTTTCGTTAATCATTACCCTAGCTCTGTTGTTTAATTATTATGATAAAACAATCTCTGAAAGAGACGAAAAAGAACGGACTATTTTTTATAACTTGACTATACACATAAGGTATACTAAAACTATATTGTCCGTATAGTAGTATTTATCAAATGTTTAAGCTGTAAGTCTTAGTTCTCCGCTTCTCAATCTCCTTTCCATTTCTATACGATAGAGTTTGGACATGCATTTTCGCCGCCTTCTATCCTTTTGTTTTCTAATTCGTTGCCATTCTAAAGTATAAGTTTCAAGTCTATTTTGTTTTGCTCTTCTAAATTGCTTGAATACAAGCTTTCTAAGTTTCCTTAGTTCCAGTTGTGTAAACAAATATATCTCCTATAGTTTATTAGAAAACATAATATAACGATTGTTTTACCTCCTTACTTTTTCTATATCCCAAAATTCTTGGGGTGTTGTAAATGTTTGTGACCACATTTTATGTGTCACTCTTGTATCATAATATATGTAGGTCGTCCAAACAATGGCTGATGTGATAATCAGACCACATATTAAAAAATATATTTTTTCTTTTGTACTATAAAGTTCATACATCTAC